ACAAAGCTCGGCGAGCACCAAGAAGCCCCAAGCCGAGAACGAGAAGTTTGCGATGCGCACATACCTCAACCGCATCGGTTTCATCGGCGACGAGTTCAAGGCCTGCCGGGAGCACCTGACCAAGCGCCTCACCGGATCAGCCGCATGGAGACGGCGGGTTGCCGCCTGAAGGGGCGACGGATCTGCAAGTTGAGGGCGGGACAACCGCCCTTGGGGTGGTAGAAGACCAAGTGAAGGAGTGTAACAACGATGAAGAAAGTCTATCTGGCCTATGGAAGCAACCTGAACCTCGAACAGATGGGAGAGCGATGCCCCGATGCCGCAGTCATCGGCACAACGGTACTGGGCGATTATCAGCTGTTGTTTAGGGGAGGCCGACATACTGGAGTGGCCACCATCGAGATGAAACGGGGTGCAAGGGTTCCGGTGCTCCTTTGGCAGATCACCGAGAAGTGCGAGAAGGCCTTGGACCGCTACGAAGGTCACCCCCATCTGTATCGAAAGAAGAAACTGATGGTGAATCTGGACGGTGATGAGCTGGTGGCGATGGCCTACGTCATGAACGAAGGACCTCCGCTGGCTATGCCGGATGCATACTATTACTCGACCATCCTTGATGGTTACTACGACTGCGGCTTCGATGAGGATATCCTCAAGCAGGCGGTTATGGAATCGATGGAGGCCGGCGATGACTGAGCAGATCAAAGACCAGATCCTCAAGGTACGTGACAGCGGTCTGACGAACATGTTCAACACGGGGGCGGTCCAGTGGATCGCCTCCCAGATGGGACTTACGGAACTTGTCGACTACCTTGATGGGGACAACACAAGGGAATACGCTCACTTCATACTCACAGGCGAAGGCTGACAGGAGCCTTCACAAGGTGTCATACCCGACTCTACACCAGTAGTGTGTTTATTTAAATTATTGCTCTGTTACAGGTTGCTATAGTTTCCGATTTGAGGGATATATACACCAACAAAACGGATACGGAGGCAAGAGCATGTGGAGAGAAGGAAGTTTGGAGATCGGGAAGAGCGTTTTCAGGTACTGCATCAAGGTATACGGCGAGGGTTCGGAATACGGGATCGACGAGGGAAGGATCTCCAAGCTGATGCTCAAGAGGAATGGCAGCGTCGTATGCAACTACGACCGCGGCTGGGACATCAGGCCTCGTGACACTGATGCCAGGCAGGCCCTTGGGAGCCTGAAGAAAACATACAACTGACAACAAGCACCCACCGCTTGAAGGGACCCACGCCGGGTCCTTTTTGTTTGCCCTGGGGAATGGAAGAACATATGCCGAAACCGAAGAAATACACTCCTACACCCTTCATGGCGAAGGAATCGACCTACGACAAGACTCTGGCCGACCGTGCAGTTGGGTTCATCGAATGCCTCTGCCACACCAAGGGGGTTTGGGCGGGAAAGCCCTTCAAGCTGCTTTCCTGGCAGGAGAGAATCATCCGCGACCTGTTCGGCATCGTGAAACCCGACGGATATCGGCAGTTCAACACTGCCTACATCGAGATTCCCAAAAAGAACGGAAAGAGCGAGCTTGCCGCCGCGGTGGCACTGCTGCTGACCTGCGGAGACTTCGAGGAACGCGCCGAGGTCTACGGGTGTGCAGCCGACCGGCAGCAGGCATCGATCGTGTTCGAGGTGGCAGCGGACATGGTGCGCATGTGCCCCTCGCTGAACCGGCGCGTCAAGATCCTCGCCGCGACCAAGCGCATCGTGTACCTGCCGACCAACAGCTTCTACCAGGTGCTCTCCGCCGAGGCCTACTCCAAGCACGGGTTCAACATCCACGGGGTCGTATTCGACGAGCTGCACACCCAACCCAACAGGAAGCTCTTTGATGTCATGACCAAGGGCTCGGGCGATGCGCGCTCACAGCCGCTGTTCTTTCTGATCACCACGGCGGGAACCGACCAGCACTCCATCTGCTACGAGCAGCACCAGAAGGCTAAGGACATCATCGAAGGTCGCAAACACGACAAGACCTTCTACCCGGTGATCTACGGCTCGGAGGAGGACGACGACTGGACCGATGCAAAGACGTGGAAGAAAGCCAACCCGTCGCTGGGACATACCATCACGCTGGAGAAGGTGAAGGCCGCCTGCGACAGCGCAAGGCAGAACCCGGGTGAGGAGAACAGCTTCCGTCAGCTCAGGCTCAACCAATGGGTCAAGCAGGCAGTGCGCTGGATGCCGATGGAGAGGTGGGACCTCTGTGATTTCCCGGTGGATGAGACGGCATTGGAAGGACGGGTCTGCTACGGGGGACTGGACCTCTCAAGCACCACCGATATCACTGCGTTCGTGCTCGTATTCCCACCCAGGGATGAGACCGACAAGTTCGTGATCCTCCCCTGGTTCTGGATACCCGAGGACAGCCTGGGCCTGCGTGTGAGGCGTGATCATGTGCCCTACGACGTATGGGAGCGATCGGGCCACATACAGACCACCGAAGGCAACGTGGTCCACTACGGGTACATCGAGGCATTCATCGAGGATCTTGGCAAGAAGTACAACATCCGCGAGATCGCGTTCGACCGCTGGGGGGCCGTGCAGATGGTGCAGAACCTCGAGGGCATGGGCTTCACCGTGGTTCCCTTCGGCCAGGGCTTCAAGGACATGAGCCCGCCGACCAAGGAGATGATGAAGCTCGTCCTGGGCAGGGGGATCGCACACGGGGGCCATCCGGTGCTCCGCTGGATGATGGACAACATCTTCATCCGCACCGATCCGGCCGGGAACATCAAGCCCGACAAGCAGAAGTCCACCGAGAAGATCGACGGGGCGGTTGCCACGATCATGGCACTGGACCGGGCGATCAGATGCGGCAACGAAGTGCGCGAATCGGTCTACGAGGACCGAGGCATCCTCTTCATCTAGGAATCAGGAGATACATATATGGGACTCATATCCAAGCTTGTCACCAGAACGCGTGACAAGCCGCAGAACAGGACCAGCGGGTCCTCATACAGTTTTCTCTTCGGAGGATCGACATCCGGCAAGGCGGTAAATGAACGATCGTCGATGCAGATGACTGCAGTCTATGCATGTGTGCGAATCCTCGCCGAGGCGATCGCAGGGCTGCCCCTGCACCTCTACCGTCACGACGATGACTCGAGCAAACACAAGGCCAAGGAACATCCGCTGTACAACCTGCTGCATGCGGAGCCGAACCCAGAGATGACCAGCTTCGTGTTCCGCGAGACGCTGATGACCCACCTGCTGCTCTGGGGCAATGCGTATGCGCAGATCATCAGAAACGGCAAGGGCCAGGTTGTGGCCCTCTACCCGCTGATGCCCAACCGCATGCAGGTCGACCGCGACAAGAGCGGCAAGCTCTACTACCAATACACCACCAGCGCCGAGGACGCTCCCACCATGCAGGGAACCACCAAGATCCTCGACCCGTCCGAGGTGCTGCACATACCGGGCCTGGGCTTCGACGGGCTGGTGGGCTACTCGCCGATCGCGATGGCCAAGAACGCCATCGGCATGGCGATCGCCTGCGAGGAGTACGGGGCGAAGTTCTTCGCCAACGGGGCGGCCCCAAGCGGTGTGCTGGAGCACCCGGGAACGGTGAAGGACCCTACACGCCTACGCGATACGTGGCAGGGCCAATTCGGCGGCTCGGCCAACTCACACAAGGTTGCGGTGCTCGAGGAGGGTATGAAATACACACCCATCTCGATCTCGCCCGAGCAGGCGCAGTTCCTGCAGACACGCAAGTTCCAGGTCAACGAGATCGCGCGCATCTTCCGCGTCCCCCCGCACATGGTGGGGGACCTGGAGAAGTCCTCGTTCAGCAACATCGAGCAGCAGTCGCTCGAGTTCGTCAAGTACACACTCGACCCGTGGGTGATCCGCTGGGAGCAATCCCTTTCGCGTGCGCTGTTGGATACAAAAGAAAAGCAGACGCACTTCTTCCGCTTCAATGTCGAGGGACTGCTGCGTGGCGACTACCAGAGCCGCATGGGCGGCTATGCGACGGCGAGGCAGAACGGCTGGATGAGCGCCAACGATATCCGGACCCTGGAGGACATGGACCCCATAGGCGACGAGGACGGGGGCAACCTCTACCTCATCAACGGAAACATGCTCCCCCTCTCTCGGGCAGGGGCATTCGCAGACAAGTTTACGGACACATCCCAGGAGGAGAGTAATGAAGAACAGGAAGTTCTGGCAATGGAAAAACCAGAGCGAAGACGAAGGCAGAGCGAGAATCCTTGAGCTCTCGGGCACGATCGCCGAGGAGAGCTGGTTCGATGATGAGGTCACCCCCGAGCAGTTCCATGACGAGCTGTTTGCCGGCAGCGGGGAAGTGACCGTGTGGCTCAACTCACCGGGGGGTGACTGCATCGCAGCGAGCCGCATCCACGCAATGCTCATGGACTATGCAGGGCACGTCACCGTGAAGATCGACGGGATCGCAGCAAGCGCCGCCTCGGTCATCGCGATGGCGGGCACCCGGGTCCTGATGGCACCCACCGCCCTGATGATGATCCACAACCCCATGACGATCGCCTATGGCAACCACCAGGACATGCAGAAGGCCATCGGGATGCTGGATGAGGTCAAGGAAAGCATCATCAACGCCTACGAGCTCAAGACGGGACTCGGGCGTGCAAGGATCAGCCACCTCATGGACAGCGAGACATGGATGAACGCAAACAAGGCAATCGAGCTGGGCTTCGCCGATGCGCTGCTGGAGGATGCGAAGAAAGCATCCAACGAGGCAGCCTACTCGTTCTCAGCAAGGAACTCACAGGTCTCGCTGCTGAACAAGATCACCGACAGATACACACGCAAGACGGACAGCGAGCCTTCCGAGGAAGGATCGGTCGGGCTCGATGAGCTCGAGAAACGACTGAATCTCATCAGACCCCAATAGGAGAAGACACAATGGGCAAGATCAACGACATGCGCGCCCAGCGCGCGAAGACCTGGGAACAGGCAAAGGTATTCCTCGACTCCAGGCGCAACGAGAAGGGCATCCTGGGCGCCGAGGATAGGACCACCTACGAACGTATGGAGGCCGAGATCGTGGATTTGGGCCACGAGATCGAGCGGCAGGAGCGCATCGAGGCGCTGGAGCGGGAACTGAACGCACAGGTGGGGTCTCCCATCACCAGCCGCCCCGATGGAGCACAGAAGGCTGAGAAGAAAGCAGGACGTGCTTCGGACGAGTATCGAAAGGCATTCTGGAACCACCTCAGGCGCCGCGAGAACGCACCTGAACTGCGTAACGCATTGCAGGTGGGAACCGACACCGAAGGCGGCTACCTGGTGCCCGACGAATTCGAACACACCCTCGTGACAGCGTTGGAGGAGGAGAACCTGTTCCGCTCGATCGCCAGGATCATCCAGACTGCCAGCGGCGATCGTAAGATTCCCATTTCCGCATCCAAGGGCGAGGCGGCATGGATCGATGAGGAGGGAACGTATCCTGAGAGCGATGACAGCTTCGGGCAGGTGACGATCAGCGCCTACAAGCTGGGCACGATCATCAAGGTATCCGAGGAGCTCATCAACGACAGCGTGTTCGACATCGAGTCCTACATCGCCACCGAGTTCGCCCGCCGCATCGGAGCCAAGGAAGAGGCAGCGTTCTTCACCGGGGACGGATCGGGCAAGCCTCTGGGAATCCTTGCCGCATCCGGAGGGGCTCAGATCGGCGTCAACGCGGCTTCCGCAACCGCCCTGAATGCCGATGAGGTCATCGACCTGTATTATGCGCTTCGTAGTCCGTACCGCAAGAACGCGGTGTGGGTAACCAATGATGCCACCGTCAAGGCACTTCGCAAGCTCAAGGACGGCAACGGGCAGTACATCTGGCAGCCTTCGCTGACTGCAGGCACTCCCGACACCATCCTCTCTCGTCCGGTGAAGACCTCGGCCTACATGCCCGAGATCGCAGGCGGGGCCAAGACGCTGGCCTTCGGGGATTTCTCGTACTACTGGATCGCCGACCGCCAGGGACGCACCTTCAAGCGCCTGGGCGAACTGTTCGCCCCGACCGGGCAGGTGGGGTTCCTCGGATCCCAGCGTGTGGATGGGCGCCTGATCCTCGGCGAGGCCGTCAAGGTCCTCCAGCAGAAGGCGTAAGGGAGGTAATTGATGTCATATAACACCAAGAACTACCGCGAGCAGGGCGGTGAGAAAACTGTCATCGGCGGCGAGGTGATCCTCGCTGCGAATGCGAAGGTCACCATCGATCCTGCGGCGATCATCGAAGGGCTGCCCGGTGGCAGCATCAATGCCGCTGCCAGCCAAGTCGATAGCACGGCTACCACCATCGAAGAGCTGGTGCTGGATTTCAATGCACTGCTGGCAAAGCTCAGGAGTGCGGGCCTGATGGTCAGCTGATAGTAAACGATTATGGGGGCATCCCGGTGAGAGCCGGGGTGTCCATCACCTTGATGATGGAGGAAGCGCATGATCGCCAGTATCGCCATGTTCAACACCTACAGCGGCAATTATGAGGACTCTCCCGAGGCCGTGCAGCTCAAGGGCGCCTTCCTCTGTACTGCCGAGGATATCGTGACCTCGTACCTGGGCTTCGATCCGAAGCAGCAGGAGTATACCGATGTGATCGCCTCGGGCTCGGGCTCTCGTCGCCTGTACCTACCCTGTCGCAATGTCCAGTCGGTCGCGTCCCTTATCATGGGGACGACGCCCATAGATACCACGCTGGTGGCACCGTGCGACGACCATATCCGTTTTGTGGATCACACCACCAAGTTCCCCATCGGGGAAGACAATATCCGCCTCAGCTACACCGCTGGATGGGAAATCGAACAGATGCCTTCGGTGATCGTGGTCTCGATCCTACGTATCGCCACGCTTATGCTCAGCGAGACCGGGGGCAACATCGGCCTGACGGGCAAGAGCTTTGCCGACAACAGCCGCACGTTCGTCAATTACAGCAACTACCGCAAGTACCTGCAGCCGCTGGACAGCTTGCGTATCCTGGGGTTCTGACATGGCCGGCAGACGAAAACGGTACAGCACCGAAAGCGTATCGGTCGAGACAGACCTGGCTGAAGCATTAGGGTACCTCGAATCCCTCGGGGTAAATCGGCACA